GTCTTTACCAACAAATGCATTGCCGACTCTAGAAGGTAATGAAGATATGCCTTTACCAAGATCAAACCCTTGCTCTGGCATAACAAATGTTTCCTTTGCAACCAATCCTAACTTTTCAATGTTAGACATGCCATCATATCTTGATGTTGTTGATACTGATTTAGGCATAAGTCTTTCTACGTGATCATTGACAAAATCGTATGTTTCATCTACACTATAACTACCATCTTCGTTTAATTTGTATGGAAATCTACCTAAAGTATTCATGATTGAAGCAGATGGAGATATATCAACATCACCTCTATTTTTATTATCTAAAGCTTGATAAGTTTGGTAGTCAACGTTGCCACCACCAGAGTTAAAATTATCTATTGCCCCTTGATTAGGGAAATACTTTTGGTATGCTGTATAGCCACCTGATTCTACTGGTTCTTGTTCTGGTACTCTCCATTGATAAGCATCTAACAAGCCTTGTTTAAATCTTCTAGACTCTTCAATAGTATCTTCAACTCTACCTATGTCAGCAGCACTTAAGTTTTCTGCTGTTATTGGACTTTTGTTACCTGATATTGTCTCAATAAGAGTCCTCATTTGTAACGGAATTTTTTTGTATATATCTTCAGCCATTACTTTTAGCTTTTTTAGACAACTCTTTATAGTGTACTAATTTTTGAGATGTTTTAGTATGGGTTTTATTTGTATGCAAACTGCCATTAGGCATTGTATGCATATTGCCTTTCCATTCTTTACCATCTTTAGTGTAGTGTTTTACGCCTTTCATAATTTACTCTTCATTAAGCTTGACCAATATATCTATCTTACCACTGTCTATTACTTTGCTGTCTGTAGTAAAAGATAAATCTACTTCTTCAGCTCTTTGTATTCTTATAAAACCAAGATCAATAATAAAATAATCATACATTTTGTCCTTTATACAATTAGAATAAAATTCGAAGCCAACATGAAATCCACAAAATAAGTGATATGACCACATGGTTACATCCTAAACTTAGCAGCAGCAGATGATAATGATTTGTCATCTTCAGGTAATTCTACTTTCTTTTTACCATATCCAGGAATTTTTTTGTTTTTTGTTTTACCTTTCATTTTTTTACCAATCTCCTCATATTCGTGTGTTGTAAGCAATTGTTTTTTTCCTTATGTTATTGATTGTAAACGTGAAGTACTCCAATAAAGTAAACTAGTATTGCTACTGCGTTTAGTATTATTAGTGCTCTGTCATTCCACCTTATAGATACATAACTCCAACCAAAGCTTGCTAATAACCCCATATATATATTCAATGGGTACATATTAGCGCTTGTAAGAGCCATTGTAACAACCATAACTATAGAACTTAACCACTTTATTAGCCAAACGTGGTCTCTCTTATGTATATCAACCAATGTACTCTCCTTATACTATCCAGTTTTGATTATTATCTAATGGCTTGTCCCAGTTAGATTTATACGTGTTTGATGTCATACCAACAGCAAGGTATCTAAATGCGTCAGCACAATGGCTAGACCAATCATGTAGAGGTGCTGTCATGTATACATTTAACTTATCATTAAACTGTCTTCTATAGTTTCTTAAGCATTCTAAACCATACTTTGTTGTATCTCTATTGAACCAACAATTTGGTATCATTCGTCTGACAGATTGTATGCCATCTTCTATTGATAGCTTTGGTGCAACAACTATAGCTAAACCAGCCTCTTCTAGTACTTCTTTCCTAGACTTGCCAGTACCTAGTTCCCTTACAACTACATCATGTGGCAATATGTGCTCATAATCTTCATAGCCATTATCTTTTATCCATTGTACGTAATGATCTAAGCCTTGTCCATGGTTCTCGTAGTAGTTAACTAACCTTACTTCCATTCCTTGTAGCTGAGCAACCCATATAGATGTAGAATCACCCATACCTAGATCCCATGCTGTTACACCTCTACATAGTGTATCTTCAGCTATATTCATTACATGTCCATCTTTGTTTATGTTGCTTAGCATTTCACCGTAGAATGATCCTACGATAGGCGCATCAAAGCTAATCTCGAACTCTTGATTATATTTGTTGTCTCCCATAGACCTTTTAGCATCTAGCAACTCTTCTTTGTTAATTATTCCTGTTTCACTAGCTTTAAATTCTAACAATTTCCAACCATCTCCTTGATCAGCTCTATCTCTTAATTCTTTAAAATGATTTGCACCTTTAGGTGTGCCAATAAAGCTACACCAACCCATCCTATCTGATAGAGCAGGTCTAATAACATCTGTAAACAGACTTGGAGAAACATCTCCAATCTCGTCTACAACAACGCCATCAAGGTATATTCCACGTAGTGAGTCAGGGGAATCAGCACCATATAGTGATATTCTACGACCCATAAAATCAACTCTTAACTCTGCTATGTTGATCTTTGCGCCTAATGGTCTAGTGTATTCTAGTAAGTAGTCCCACGCAATGCGCTTAGATTGCGCGTATGTAGGAGCTATGTATGCAAACCTAGGATCTTTTTTATCGCATTTTAAAGCACTATGAATTAATTGATTTATAGCAGCTACCGTCTTGCCCATACGGCGATGGCATACTGCCACTACAAATCGATTATCTCTTACTGCCTTATGTATGTCTCTTTGAGGATCTCTTGGTATATAACCAGTATCAACTGTCTCCATCATCTATGCCAGTCACAACCTTAATTGTTATAGGGTTATCACTATCTCCTGTTACCATATTTTCTTGCATAGACTTACCATCTAACCTATCTCCAAGCTCTTTAATGGCTCCTATATCGCCTTCAGATGCTTTTTCAAACAAAGCATTAGCTACCTTATGTAGCTTAGCATGATCTTCTTGTATAGCTAACTTTCTAACTATCTTAGACCATATTCTTTTTTCTAATGTTGAGTTTTTATTTCCTATTGGAGCTGCCATATATCGCCTATATTAAAAAGAGGGGGGAGGGTCGTTTTGCACAACCATACACATAGGAGAATTATGTGACTCCCCACCAAATTAGTTACTTATTCATTACGTACATCGTAACTTCAAAGCCAAAGCGCATTTCTGTTGCTTTAGGTGTTGTCCACATAGTCATATCCTTTATATAAATTTTAAAATACAAATATCATAAGGGAAGTATTCTAAGCCTTACTTGATTGCTCCTGTATCAACCATTGAAGATATACCATAGCCTTATGATAGTCTTCTACAGCTGAATCCTTGTAGTTAGCTCGACTGAGGTATTTGATTACATTGCCACGTAAATAGCCTATTAGCTCTTGTTTGCTCAATTTTGCTTTAATATAGTCAATCGTCTCAATCGATCCAACGTTGTAATGCTTAACGTTATCTTGTATGTCCATACGTTCTCCATGTATGTGTATCTAGTTTGTTTCATTTTAACTATCTACATAGTATAATAAAAATACCCCATAAGCTATTGATATTAAATTATATTTCGCATGATCCGCCAGTACAAGCCAGCGTTTGTGCGCTAGTTGTATTGTCATCTTCTTCAATAAATTTAGTAAAATCTATATCACTTGGAGTAACTTTGCGCAACTTATTGTATTCTGCTGCTGTACAATCCTCATATGGAGCTTGTACGTAGCTATGATCACTATATGGTAAGAATGATATGCCACTTATTTCATCAAAGTACTTCCACACCCACGCACCTACATCCATCCACTCTTCATCTTTAACTGATATCGTTACAGATGGCTTGTGTTCGCACCAATGTCTTTGGTATACTAACCAGTTCTCTAGCTGCTCTAATGCTGTCATACTGTCTCTTAACAGTGCTCCTTTAGGTGCTTTCATAGGGAAACTAAACACTGCAGTTGAATCCGGTCTAAACTGTTCATCTTCTACACTAACACCTTGATCTTTAAGATAAGAATAGATTGGATCCTTTTTGTCCATTCTTATTCTTCTTATATAGTAATCATTATGTCTTGCGTGGATGCCACTAGCAGAATCGACAAGCTGACTAACTGTACCACTAGGCTTAACACAAGTAATAGAAGCGGAGCTAGGGATAGACAATAGTTTAGAATACTTTTCATTTGTTTTGCGAGCTTCATCTCTTAGCCTCTCTAACATTTTAGGATCTGGATTAGAAGTTATTTTAGCATCCATTATTCCTGTCATAGATACACCAAGCAACCTTTCTTCTTCTGTATTTTGTTTCCAATCTTGTGATAGAAACTTAAAATCTGTCAATGTTGCTTGGAAAGTTCCTAATATTGTTGCTAACTGTATCTTACTTCTTAATGTAGCCTCAGTGTCGTTTTCTCTTACAACAACTTCTGTTAAATTACAAAACTGTTTATCACGTAAAATTATTTCAGAGCAAGGATTAGTACCATAAGATAAGTCTTTAGATCTCCTACCCCACTTAGCTGCTTGATTTTGTGCAGCAATTCTATTAAAAATACCACGCTCACCTGACTTAGACTTAACTAAAGATACCCATTCATCCATAAATGTCTCTACATCAGGCTTTTCGGTATAAGCAACACTGTTATTAGCTAAACCTCTCCAAGCATAATCGTTATACCAAGCACCAATTTTAGCCTCTCTCATTCGCTTATCTGTAAGATTTGATAGAGATATTAAGGCAGATCTTCTAACTCCTCCAACAACAACAATCTCTCCTATCATACACATTACATCATGAACTTCAATAGAAGTTAATTTACGACCTTTTGCTAACGTAAAAGTTTCCGTAACAAATGTAAATAATCTTTTTAATGGCTCAGGTCCAGATGCTCTACCACCAAAAACTTTAAGCCTATTACCTGCTGGTCTAACTTGAGAATAATCTATAGTAGGTATATCACCTTCCCACAGACTAGATAATAGTTTCTTAAAAGCCTTAGCCCATCCTAACTTACTATCACCAACTACAATAACATCATCTAACTTTGTTAGCGTATCAGGTATAATTGGTAATTGTGAGATCTCTTGACGCTCGCAACTAAACCCTACGCCAGTACCATTCATTAGTATATATAGGCATTCAGAAAAAGCCCTCTTGTTGTTAACAGCTAGGTAACTACAATTATAAGCCGCTATATTATCCCTGCTACAAGCTTCCCCAGCAGACATCATAAGTCTCATGGATGGCATAATCTCTAGATTCTCTATAGCTTTCTTTAGTTTTGGAGCCACGTTATGAAGCTCTGGTGCATTTTTCTCTATAAAGGTTACCAACCTATCAACAGTTTCAAGCCATGTTTCTCTTCTTTTTAATTCTGGTATGTACCTTGCATACCTACTATTTGCTATAACCTTTTGATATAAATCCATTTATTTTCCCCTATTATGATAAGTCTATTATTTTATTCTGCCACCTACTGCCAACTTTAACCCAACCTTCTACTAATATAGTCCAATTAGCATCCCTTAAATGTGGTATAGCATCTGATTCAGTAATTTTTTTTACTCTAGCATTCATATTTCCAGTTGTTGTAACCTGTATTCCAACTGTGTTTCCTTTTGTATCTATTGCAAGTATATCTATAATGCCGAACAGATCTTGCCTTACCCTAGCAAACGCATTCCAACGCTCAACTATTTGAATTAGCGGAAACTCTCCGGTTTCTCGCAATCTTTTTAGTGTTCTCTGTGTTGGGCTTGTCTTTGCCATCTTTATCCTTTTTGTTGTTAAAAATCCTATCGTAATTATCAACAAACTTTTTATTGTCCGTTGGTCTGCGACTACTTCCCTTACTCATTGCTTTCCCCTGTAAAAGTTCTTGTATCTAACCCAACAAAACCACAACTCTGCCCTTCTTTAATAGTATCAAAATCAAATGGGTTAATATCTAAATGATTTGGTGGTAGCAATGTATATTCTTTTAGTAGGCAACTTGCTGCTTTGTGTTCCGAGCAGTTTTCTTTAAAGTATTGCATAGCAATAGTACAATTAACAAAGTTACCTACATATTCTAAATCGTTATAATTACCACTTAAAGAAACAGTTAACATAAATAGTCCTTCAGCTAACATAAATCACCTCTATAAATTATTTAACATATATTCAAGTAATTCTAATTCTGTTCCATATTTATCTTGCCATGTTCCAGGTGCATGGTGAAATCCATCGTTGCCTTGATGATGTTCCCAGCAAAGCGGAATAACTTTATCGTGGCTATTTTTTTGCCCCATACCCATACCACTTCTAATATGGTGACAGTTAGCTGGTAATGGATCTTGTACATTATAAAATTTCCTACATATTACACAGCCGCTATTGCTTACTTTATTTAACCATGCTTTTTCTGCTTTTGTTTTGCTTTTATTTTTACCCATCTTGAAAATCCTGAAAATCTATTTTTCTTTTAAAACCTAAGCTCTTAGCGAATGATTCTATATCACTCATATAC